GGGCCGCCGCGTGGGCCGTCGCGTGGGACGCCGCGTGGGCCGCCGCGTGGGCCGTCGCGTGGGACGCCGCGCGTGCCGCCGCGCGTGCCGCCGCGTGGGACGGCGAGACAAAATGGCAGCGCGAACACTTCGACGAGATGTTTGGCGGGGTTTTCAAGTGACCTTTTCAGACTTTCTCGCGCGCCTCGCCAACGTCCGCGGCAGCGACGACAAGCGCACGGCGCGCTGTCCCGCACACGAAGACCACGACAATTCCTTGTCGGTCGCGCAGGGCGCTAAGGGCATCGTACTTAAATGTTTCGCGGGTTGTTCGGTCGAGGCGATCTGTTCTGCGGTCGGCATCGAGGTCAAAGACCTGTTTCCGCCGCGCGAGGCGAAGCCTGCGCGCAAGCGCCGCGAGCCGGAGCCGCCGAAACCGTTGACGCTGGCGGACTTGGCGATCGCGAAGGGATTGCCCGAGGACTGGCTACGCGAACAGGGCGTCGACGACCTGCCTGACGGCTCAGGCGTCGCCATCGCGTACGTCCTGGAGGACGGCAGCCAGCATGCGAGACTGCGCAAGCGGGCATCGCTCGGCAAGGACGGATGGTCGTGGACCGGGCCAGCGGGCGTGCCGGTTGTTCCCTACGGACTGTGGAGACTGCGAGAATGGCGATAAGCGAAGCAAGGCGGGCGTGGCTTGAGAAAAACCGCGAGCGGTTGCGCAAATACAATCGCGAATGGATGCACGCCAAGCGGGTAAGGCAATATGCGGAGCGCGAGGCGGCCGGAAAGCGGGTGCGCGTTGATGCGGGGGCTCCGCGTGTCGGATTTACGAATCACGGTAAAAATCAAGGCTTGACCGCGACGGCGACCGACATTCTTTATGGCGACGGGCTATTCAGCGAGTTCGTCCTGCCATGCCAGCTCCCGCGCCGTGAGCCGACGAGTAGCCCTGAGAGCCAATTGTTTGCGGCAGTCTTGGAGCTCGCGTGGTGGGACTATCGCAGAAAACCGCCGAAGCGTGTTGCTGAGCGGAAGTCGTTGATCAGCTGGGTGATGGGCGACCCCGCGCCGGTGCCGTTCGAATTGGCTTGTGCGGCGGCCGGGCTGGACGCAGAGGCGGTTCGCGCGCGGTATCTTCGGATGGCGGCGTGCGTCGAGTTGGCGGAGGGGCTGCGGAGGTTGCATGGCGGCGTATCTGATCCTAGTTGAAGGCGAATCCGATTGCTGGACGCTCTGGCATCACGGATATCCCGCGCTCGGCATTCCCGGCTCATCCAACGTCAAATGCCTCGCGGCGGAGCACGTCGCGGGCTTTGACCGCATCGTTATCGTCAGCGAGCCCGACGTCGCCGGCCAGAAGTTTCCCGCCGCGCTCTCCGCGCGCCTTCGCGAAATCGGGTTTGCCGGCCGCATCGAAACGCTGTTCATGGGACCGAGCGGATTTAAGGATCCCTCGGCGCTCTACCTCGACGATCCGCCCGGTTTCCGCGAGAAATTCGATGCGCTGCTAAAGGAAGCTGCGCGCACGGTCGAAACCCCACCGACGGTCGCGGGGCCGTACGAAATCCACAAGGACGGCTCAACCATTTTCCGCAAGGCCATCAAGTCGGGCCGTACCGAGGTCTTCGTCGAGGAGGTATTGGCGAATTTCAACGCGCGCATCATCGAGGATGTCCTGAAAGACGACGGCTTGAGCCAGGAGCGCATTCTGACGCTCCGCGTTCAGGTGGACGGGAAGTCGCCGCAGACCGTCGAGATCCCGGCTGCGCAGTTTCCGGCGATGAACTGGGTCGCGAGGCTGCGCGGCGGCGCTGTGATTTCGGCCGGCATGGGCATTCGCGACCGGCTCCGCGAGGCAATCGAGCGATTGTCCGGCCAGATGCTCGAACGGACCATCTACACTCATACTGGATGGCGCGAAATCGACGGCGACTGGGTGTACCTTCACGGCGGCGGCGGGATCGCGGCGGACGGTCTGCGCGGCGACATCCAAGCCGAACTTCCGCCGAGCCTGTCGGATTTTCGGTTGCCGGTGCCGCCGGAAGGGGCGGAGCTCCGCGAATGCCTGCGTACGTCGGCGGGCCTGCTCGAGGCCGGACGCGCGCGCGCCGAGCTGGTCGCGCTTTTCGCCGCCATTTGGCGGGCCGCGCTCGCCGAAGCCGATTTTTCCGTTTTTTTGGTCGGCGAAACCGGCACCTACAAATCCAGTCTTGCGGCTGTCGCGCAGCGGCATTTTGGCGCCGGATTTGACCGCGAGCGGTTGCCCGGCAACTGGGCGTCCACAGTCAATTTCAACGAAAATCTCGCCTTTCGCGCCAAGGATGCCCTGCTAGTGATCGACGATTTCCGGCCAGCTACGCACGGGCTCGACAAGAGTCTCCAACAAGCGGCGGAGCGGCTTTTCCGCGCCCAAGGTAATCGGCAGGGTCGCGGACGACTGGCGGCCGACGCGAACGAAAAGCCGACGCGGGCTCCGCGCGGCATGATCCTCGCGACTGCGGAAGAATTTGTCTGGGGCAGCAGCCTCGAGGCGCGCATGGTCGTCTTGGAGGTCGCGCGCGGCGACCTAGACCTGGATCGGCTCATTGCGCTGCATCAGGCGGGCGAGACGGGCGTTTTGAGCGCCGCGATGGCCGGTTGGATCAAATGGCTCGCTCCGAGGCTTACGGAAATCCGTAAGCGCATCGCGCGACAGGCGGCCGAGGTCGCGCGCGGTTTCAATGCTCATCCGCGGACGGCGCTGGCGCTAGCCGAGCTTCAGGCGACCCTCGAAGTCTGGCAAGAGTTCTCGGGCATCAAAATCCCGGATTGCGACGCGCTTTTCTTCGAGAAGGCGAAGAAGCAGGGAAAAGAGGCGCGCGCGAACCAAAATCCCGTTTCGCGCTTCTTCGACCTGTACGCGCAAGCGCTTCTCGCCGGTCGGACGCACGCCCGCACCCTCCACGGCACAAAGCCGGCGACTGGCGTTTGGGGCTGGGCGACCGATAAGACTGGCACCTACACCCCGCAAGGGCCGTGCAGCCTCTATATCGACGAGGAAAAGGACCGCTATCTGCTCGCGATCGACGTGGCGCACTCGGTCGTCTATCACATGGCGGTGGACGGCACTCGCCCGAGCGTCGGCGTCAGGATGCTCACGAAATTGATTGCCGACCAGGGCTGCCTCGCCAGCAACGGCCACGATTTCGGCTTCGAGAGCTACAAGGTCAGGGTCATCATGGACCGTACCCAGGTCTATCTTCTCGACATAAAACCCGACATGTTAGTTGCTTCCTAACCGCGAGCGTCGTAACCCCTTGATTTTACAGGTTGTTAGAAAATTAGTTAGGTAGGTAATTTTTATAAGACATGACCCATTAGACGTGCGCGCACACGCGCTGTCAGAAAATCGGCCCCACACCCCATATATAAGAGTCGCACAACGTCCAATAAGATTTTCTATTATCTAAACGACTAACTAACTAACTATCTAACATATATATTCTATCTTATTGATTCTTAAGGGTTTTTGGGTCTTGTGGTCGGTGTTAGGAAATTTTCAGCGGGTCAATTATCTAACTCGCCTAGATTATCGACCTCTGCGAGGAATCGCGAAAGGGCGCCGTCGAGGATGGCGGCTTCATCGCGAAAGCCGACGGTCAGGCCTCGCTGGTAGGCCATGACGGCCACGTTGATGAGGGCTAGCCGAAGTTCGGTCTGGATTTCGTTCATTTCCCCTGTCTCCATGTTCATAGCTTCTCCTCGATTTCCTCATCTGCGTGTTTGCCGGCCGGATCGAGAATGTCGCCGCCGCAGCTGCGGTGGGTGATTTCCAGGCGCGGGCCGTTCCACTCTGGCCAGCGCACGCCGCGCATTCTGAAGTCTTCAATATCGACCGTCCGGCGGCAGCTCTCGCAGAGCCAGCGCTTGCGCGTCCATCCCGCCGGCAACTTGTCGATGCAGGCCTCGCAGTCGTAGCACGCGCCCGTCGGCAACCAGCGCTCCAGCATCAATCCGGTTTCGCGGTCTTCAGGCTCGGGGGCGCAATGGTAGCGGTCGGCGTGCCCGCAGGTCGCGCAGCGCGCGTCCTCCGGCCATTGTTCGCGGGGTTCCTCGGGCCATCCGTACGTCATCATCGTCGGACCTCCTTGCGCGACCCGTACTGGTTGTCCCGCCAGACGATCGCGACCGTGACCAGAGACAACAGGATGCCGAGCTTGACGGTGCCGTAGAGCAGCATCAGGCCGAGCGCGATGCCGGTCAGGCTGGGCGACCAGAGGGCGAGAAAATTGGCCAGGCGTTTCATCGTGTCTTTCTCCTTACGGATTTTGGTCAATTCCGACGGTCGCTAGCCGCGCCGACCGCTAGCCGAGCCAGCGCCGTCGTTTCCGCCCCGTCGCAGATACCGCTTGATGAGCATGCGCACCAGGGCGCGGAAGCTGCGGTCGTCCTCGCGCCTCGCCTTCTGCCGAGCCGCCTCGTAATCCGCGCGGTCGAGCTCGACTACGACTTTTACGCGGTCTTTTGCGATGTCGTCTGCCATGTTCAATCCTTAAGCTGCGACGAGTCGTCGTCGTCGCTCTGGTCGGCGGCGGCCTGGATGCGGGCTTCGAGATATTGACGCACCCTGTCGAGGATTTCTAGCGGAGTCCTTCGGCGCGCTGCTGGCGCAACCACGCCAGGCGCTCGCGTGCTAGCTCGTCGTGGTCGTCGTGGTCCTCGGCGCCACCAAAACCCTCGACCTGGAAGATTTGCTTGAGCGCGTCTTTCTCTTCTGCGCTCGCGTCGGGTAGCTGGTCGATTGCTGCGAATACCGATTGTGTTTGCTCATCCATCGTCGTTTCCTCCTCTATGCGATATCTAAACGATATCGTATTGATGGATATTTGTCAATACCCCGAGCGAGGTTTTTTCGTCGCGCGTCCGCGGGCGGGAACGCCAAGGCGAGCGCTCTGTTGCCCACCCAGGCTTACGAGGCGAGCGCCCTGTAATACATAGGCTCGCGCGCTCTGGCTGTGTAGTTGGTTCTGCTCGCGCGCTTCAATGACGACATCAAGCTTGGAACGTTGCGCTCGATAATCGTTCAAGCATCTTGTCGTAAGCCCGCAAGTCGTTGGGCGAGGGCGCAGAACGAAGCCCCTGACCCGAACTCCCCTGCCCCAGGCCAACGCCTGGGCCATGGTTCGCGGACGCGCGCGCCAGGCCGGACTCGCAACTAAAGTCTGCAACCACTCGTTCCGGGCCACCGGCATCACCGCCTATCTTGAGAACGGCGGCCCGCTGGAGAAGGCCGCCGCCATGGCCAACCATTCGAGCACCCGCACGACGCAACCTTACGACCGCCGCTCCGACGAAGTGACGCTAGATGAAGTCGAGCGTGTGGGGATTTGAGGAGAACTCACAGGATTTGCTTTTGCTTGACAGATTCCCGTACGATGTAAGAAATAAAAGGGGCGAACCATCATGAATCAGAAGCCGGGCAGCGCTCAACTCCGCATAGTGCCGTTTGGAACGCTGGAAGCGTTTGTCGTCATAGCCGCACCCCAGCCGTCCGAGCCGCAAGCCGCGGACCTAGACAGCATCAGACTCTTGGATGGGAATACAACCGCCCAGACGGAGATTCTCTCCTTCCCATCCTTTTCTCACTCCTTCCCATCCTTTTCTCAGCGCTAACCTACGGCCAGTCCGTCATAGAATGTTAGGATGTCTGGTGATGAAGCCAATCATTCTCCGCACAGTGATGATTCCAGCAATGCCGCTGGGCGGGTTCCGTTCCATACCCGCCGAAGTGGGGACCCCGTGCCCTCAATATCCCGTTTCTTCCCCGCGCCCACTAGAGCACCCTCAGCCAATGACGACATCCTACGACCTGACCCCGGAAGCTACGGAACCCTCGAATGGCGCCACCCTTGGGACAAAATGTCTTCCTTCAATACTGGTTGGGGCGGAGCCTGTGGGATCTGCAGCATAGGCGGTTGTCCGGCCTGAAGCAGTTCGTATCTGCGCACGGTCACAAACTTACTCGACAATCTACTGCTCTCGATCATTGCGTGTAGCAGGTCGTATTGCTGCGCAAGCGACGGAGGTTGCACCCCGGTCGGCGCTGACGCTGGCCCTTGCGCGAACCGCATAGACGCCAAGTCGCCGGCCGGATGAAAAATCTCCTGATTCTCAAATTCCGTCTCATACTCTTTGTAGAGTTCCCATATCTTGGCCTCCAAATCGGGCGGTAGGTCGGTCTTGACCTTCAGACCCAGATCTTCCTTGTGGCCTTACCCCCTCGAAGTATCCCACTGATAGGTTAGTGTCTGCCGGAAAGGAAGGCAGACATGAAACGCGCACGGTTTAGTGAGGAACAGATCATCGGCGTGTTGAAGGAGGCCGAGGCCGGAGCGAAAGTGACCGAGCTGTGCCGGCGCCATGGGATCTCGGACGCCACGTTCTACACCTGGCGCAACAAGTACGGCGGGCTGGAGGTCTCCGAGATGCGTAGGCTGCGCCAGCTCGAGGAGGAGAACCGGCGGCTCAAGGCGATCGTGGCAGACCAGGCGCTCGACCTTCGGGCGTTGAAAGACGTGTTGGCAAAAAACGGCTACGGCCCGCGGTGAAGCGAGAGATGGTGGTGGAGGTAATTTCCACGCACGGTCTGTCGCAGCGTCGCGCCTGCGGGCTGATCGGAATCACGCGACGCACCTTCAGGCGCGCGCCGGGACCGGATCGCAACCTTAAGCTGCGTGAGCGGCTGAAACAGTTAGCTGAGGAGCGGCGGCGCTGGGGATGTCCGATGCTCTATCGAATCATCCGGCGGGAAGGCTGGCGGGTGAACCACAAACGTATAGAGCGCATGTATCGCGAGGAAGGGCTGTCACTGCGCCGGCGCCGACGGCGCAAGCGACGGAGCCATCTGCGCGTAGTGCGGCCACGGCCGGCGGCGGCGAACCAAGCTTGGGCGCTCGATTTCGTTCACGACAGTCTGATGAGCGGCCGACGCTTCCGCGCCCTGGCGGTGATCGATGAATGGAGCCGCGAAAGCCTGGCGATCGAGGTGGACGTGTCGCTCACCGGCGAGCGCGTGACCAGAGTGTTGGATCGCCTGGGTCTCGAACGTGGCCTGCCGACGCTGATTCAGTCCGACAACGGCCCGGAGTTTACGGGTCGCGTGCTCGACCAATGGGCGTACGACAACCAGGTGCGGCTGCAGTTCATCGAGCCCGGCAAGCCGATCCAGAACGCGTTCATCGAATCATTCAACAGCCGGCTGCGCGACGAGTGCCTCAACGAGCACGTGTTCCTGAGCCTGGCGGAAGCGCGCGAGACCATCGAGGCGTGGCGGCTCGACTACAACCACCGCCGCCCGCACTCGAGCCTCGGCGCCTTGACGCCGGCCGAGTTCGCAGCGCTAAAAGAACGGGAAGTACAAACGCCCCAGGAGGGCGAAACAACCGACCGACTCTACTTATGAATGGCGGGAAACGCTCGGAGCGAAGGCTCGCGCGCTCTGGCTGCGTAGTTGCTCGCGCGATATCGTTCAAGCCGTTCGCGGGGTTCCTCGGGCCATCCGTACGTCATCGTCGGACCTCCTTGCGCGATCCGTACTGGTTGTCTCGCCAGACGATCGCGATCGTGACCAAAGACAGCAGAATGCCGAGCTTGACCGTGCCGTAGAGCAGCATCAGGCCGAGCGCGATGCCCGCTAGCCGAGCCAGCGCCGCGGAGTTCCGCCTGGCCCTTGCACCAGCGCGCGTAGGCTGTACACCGCGCCTTCAGCGCGCGGTACCCGTGCGCCTCGACCAGATGCTTGCGAAGCGCATATTCGCTGCTGCACGTTTCGTGACAGATCTTGCCGGAGCTTTCCGGCATGGCGCACGCTATCTTGAATTCCATGTTTTGCTCTCCTTAGGCCGCGACAAGCAGCTTGCCAAGCCGCCCTTCCGCCTCGAGCGCAAGGTCATTCTCTATCGCATGTGCAGCGTGTTGGCACGCAGCGCGGGCGACACGGGAAACTATTACGCGCAGCTACTCCAGGAGTTTTGGGGGCGCGCGCGGAAGCTCAACGAAACGAGCGGCTTCGGAAAAGTTGGGCAACAGCTTCTCGAGCGCGGGCCGCGCGGCGCGGACTGGCCGCCAGGCTGGCGCGGTGTGCTTGACGCAGCACCGCCCGGCGGGGAGGGGTTAGTTCCCCTCGCACTTTACGCACTCGAAGGACGCCCCCCTCCAGCGCCCCCACGGAGAGAATTCGCTGTTCTCCCCGTTGTCCCACCCGCACCAGCTGCAGACATCCCGCCCGTGCGGGATGTCCGGGCTGCACGCGAGGCTGCGCGCAGCCACGATGCGGCCTTCGTTGTCGCGGACGGCCTCGCCGATGGCGAGGACGTCCGTCCTCCCCGTCGACCACGCGGCGGTGGCGACGGGGAGGGAGACGATGAAATACGTGTCTTGCTCTGCCTCGGGCAGACCTTCGATCTGCCCAAACCTTTTGCTGATGACTGCGACGGGTTTGTCGCAGTCGACCACCACCACGCCTTCGTGCGTGGTGGTCTCCGTGAGCCTGGCGACCGTGCCGCTCGCGGGCACGGTCACCCGACTGGTTTTGCCCCACGCGGTGGACTCAAGGACCACCGCGTGCGGGGTGAGATTAATTAATTTTGACATACGCAACGCCCTCCCCGGAGGCGATGATCCGCCTCCTCTTGCTGACGCAGCTCTTCCTGGAGCTGCGCCTCCTCCGCCTCCGCCGCTGCCCGTTCCGCCGCCGCCTGCTCGGCGGCGCATGCGGGGCAGAGCGCGAAGTCGTGGTCTGTGTCGAATTCGCAATCGAAATTGCCCTCGCTGATGACTTTCCCGCACTCCAAGCAGTTGTGTTTGTGTGACATTGTCCTTCTCCTTTCGCGCTTTTTCGTTTCGATGCTACAAATATAGCACATATCGTATCGCTTGTCAAGGGGGTGGGCAAAAAAAATTTCATCGCGCATTTCGTCCTACTGCGCGTTGTTTTTGATTTTCTCGTCGCGCGCTCTGCGCAGCTCGTCGCGCGCGAGTCGCGCCAGTAGCGCGGCGAGCGTCTCGCGACGCTGGAGCGCGCGCACGCGCAACTCGCGATACTCGTCGCGCGTCAGCTCAATATACGTCTGTATGCTTGTGCGCATATACAACTTGTATCGTACTTACCGCCTTCGCGTCAAGTGTCAATCCGCCCTTCTCGCCTCGACCGCCTCGGGGTGCGCGGCGAGCCACGCTCGACACCGTGTCGATGCGCGGCGCTCTTTCGGCGCGAGAGTTGAATAGCACCCGTTCTGAACGGAAAGGATGCTGCGCAGTGAATATTGACGACCACGCGCCTCGAAATGCACGAGAATCGAGGGACGGACACAGGATAATAAATCCTGTGCACCGCAAAAACCGCAGTAAAATCAATAGGTTATAGCCGCTAAGCGCGGATTCGGCTAGGGATTTCGGCCCGCCGGCGGGCGCTCGCGGCCCCTGGCGCTCGACGATTTTGACCAGGCCGGACCCCCTTGGGGGGTTTTCGTTTCGCGCGAGCTGTGTGGCCGCTGGCTAGTTTTTCGCGTGGCCGCTGGCTAGTTTTTGGTGCGGTGTGGGTGTATAGGGATTTTACGGAAGACGGTCAACGGGAAGAATCAGGAAAACTGAGATGGAATTGCCGCAGGGGTACTTTTCGGGCGGGGATATTGAGAGTTATCGGGGGTTGTATGGTGGGGTGCCCGAGGGCGGGGTGGCCTGTGAGGTTGGGGCGTGGCGAGGGCGGAGTCTGTGTAGCGTGGCAGACATCGTGCGGGCGCGGAGGCTGACGGTGCATGTGGTGGACACGTTTGGGGATTTGCTGAGCGGGGACGGGCCGCCGGCGGAGTTTCCGGGGTTTTTGGCGGCGGTGGGGCGGTTTGGGATTTTGGACCGCCTGGTGGTGCATCCGTGTCGGTCGGTGGAGGCGGCGAAGCGGGAGCTGCCGTTTTTCGACCTGGTGTTCATTGACGCGGACCATTCGTACGAGGCGGTGTTGGCGGATGTGAGGGGGTACGGGGCGCGGGTGGCGCGTGGCGGGGTGTTGGCGGGGCATGACGAGGGGTACGAGAGCGTGCGGCGGGCACTGGCGGAGACGGTGGGGGAATGGGAGCGGCTGCCGGACAGCATTTGGGCGGTGAGGAACTTTCGGGGGCTGTCGAAGTGAATGGAATTACCGACGTCCGAGCAGATACGCGCGGTGCTGTATGCGGACCGAATGGTGTGGATGCGCGCGATGGTGGGGCTGGAGGCGCGGCAGCGGGCGCGCGCGATCGACTGGCACGGGGGCACGCCGAGCGACCGGACGTTCGAGAAGAAGCGTCGCATCATCGCGAAGGGGATACGGCGCGAGCAGGAGCGCGCGGAGCGCGCGCGGGCCGAGATTTCCGAGCTGGAGCGGGACGTTTTCGCGTTGGATGCGGATGGCGTGCGGCGTCTCGAAAAGGCGCGCGCGACGTTGGATTCGGCTGGCCGGCGCGAGAAGGCGCTTCGGCGGGAGTTGGTTCTGTTGGTTCGGCGCGAGTTGTGGGAACGGCTGAAATGGGTCAACGGCCAGCTCGGGCAAGTGAGCGACTGGCCGCGGGGGGAGCCGAGCGCCTTCAGCGACATCCTGAAGGGCACGGAGCCGCAGCCGGACGAGGATCCGGGCGGCTTGGGCGGCAGAATGGTGGAGATTCCCGTCGCGGCGATCCAGGACGAGCTGCTGCGGCGTGCGCGACTCGCGGAGGATTTGAACGACATCGTGGATGGTGACGGACAGGGCGGACTGCCGGTTCCCAAAAAGTTGCGGCTGCCGACGCTGCGGACGCGGGTGCCGCCGGAATGGCTCGGGGAGCAGCGCGGGCGGTACGCGAGGGCGCTGGAGCGATTCGCGGTCTATTACGTTCAGGAGGGGCGGCTCGAGGAGGCGGTGGAGATTTATACGCGGCTGCTGAAGTATGCGGCGGAGCAGCCGGCGCCGGCGCCGACGGCGGTGATACCGGGACAGGCGTTTCCCGTAAAGGACGTATCGACGCTGAGCGACGAGGAACTGGAGCGGCAGATGAAAAACGGAGGGACGGCGGATGTCGAATCTTAGCTTACTGATTTTGGTCATCGCGGTGGCTGCGGTCGCGGAACTCGCATACATCGCGTACTGGGTGCAGCGGCAGGCACAGGCGTTGAGCGACCTGATGCAGTTGTGGCCGGCGTTGCGCGCGCTCAATCGCGTGCTGGCGCCCGCCGCGGCGGAGATGATGCCTGAGAAGCCGGCGACCTTCGCGACCCCGCCGCCGCCGCAATCGCGCGAGCAGCCCGCCGTGCAATTTCCGCATGATGTGGCCGGAATGGGACGCGGCACGTTCCGCGAGCCCGCGCCGACGACGGACGAAGTGGCGGCAATCATGGAGCAGCTGAATGGCGGTAACGCCTGAGCAGCGCCGCTTCATGCAGATGCAGCGTTTACGGGCGAATAATCCGGCCTCGCGCCGCCGGCGTCGTCCGTGGGACGCGCGGCGTCCGGTTCTCGACATGCGCGAACATCGCTGGAGGCGATTCTGATGTATCTCACGCGCGGCAGGCTCGAAAGCATGAAGCAGCAGTCCTATGGGACGAAGGTGACGGTCACGCGTGTCAACCATTCGGTCTGGCTTACGCCGGAGCAACACCTGCAAGTCCGCCAGCTTGCGGCGGAGCGACACCTGAGCACCCACGAATACATCGAGTTTCTGCTGTTGCGGGAGCTGCGGACGCTCGACCGACACAAGAAAATGAGAGGGGTCGCGCTCAAGAATCTGGAAAAGGCGCACGCCGCGATGGAGGCCAAGCGGGCGGCGCGGGAAGCCGAAGAAGCGGCCAGTGCAACGGCGACGGTAGCGGCGGCGGCAGCGGAAAATGCGAACGGCGAATCGAGCGCAAGCTGAGCAGCAGCGTCTGCTTCAAGTCGCGCTCCGCAAAGAGTTCTATCGGCGCAATTTCGAGGCGTTCGCGCGCGAGCAAATCCGCATCCGCGGCAAGCGGCCCGGCGAGATTTGTTCGCTCGACATCACGCAGCGGCCGGCGCAGCTCGCATTCCACAAGAAGATCGAGGAGCAGGCGCGGACGCGCGGCTGGGTTCGCGGGCGCTGCGTCAAGGCCCGCCAGCAGGGACTTTCGACGTACTCGGAAAATCGGATGCTTCAGGGCGCGGTGCTGACGCGCAACTTCAACTCGCTGCTCATCGCGAACGACAAACCGACGACCGAGCTGATCTTCAACATCGCGCGTTTCGCCTACGACAATCTTCGACCGGACTACAAGCCGCTGACGCGATACGCCTCAAAGTCGGAGCTCGTTTTCGAGAATCCGAACCCCAAAAGCCGTCACATCGATCCCGGGAACAACTCGCGCATGACGTTCGCGGTCGCGAAGGAAGTAACCGGCACGGCGGCGACGCTCCAAGGGTTGCACACGAGCGAAACGTCGAAATGGCCGGAAAACGCCTGCACGATGCTGGAAAACACCTTGCTGCCAGCGCTTCATCTTGAACCAGGCACGATTCATCTCGACGAATCGACGGCGTTCTATCGCGGCAATTACTTTCGCGAAAAATGCGATGCGGCGCGCAGCGGTAAAACATCGTATTTTTTTCTGTTCGTGCCGTGGTGGTATGACCCGACGTATTCGGTCGCGCTCGACAAGGGTGAGAAGTTCAGACCGAACGCCGAGGAACGCGCGCTCATCAAGCTTGCGGCGCAAGGCACGAAGCAATGCGACGGGGGGCTGCCGCCGTGGGAGCTGACGTTTGAGCAGTTGAAGTGGCGCCGCATCACCATCGCGGACCGCGCCGACGGCGAGCGGCTGTTCGCACAAGAGTATCCACACCGCTACGAAGACGCCTGGGTGCGGATGGACGTGAACGTGTATCCGCTCGACGCGCTCGAACGCCAGGAGGCGAACATCCGACCGCCGAAATGGTACGCCGAATTGAAGCCGTCGCACGCCGGGAATGTCATCAAGCCGCAGTTGTTTAATGCGCTGCGCACCGATACCGAAATCGCCGCCGGTAAAGAGTACATCGCGATCTGGAAGGAGCCGCAGCCCGGTCGGCGGTACTATCTGGGCATCGACGTGAGCCTCGGCATCGAGGGACGCAACTGGTCGGTCGGCGAGGTTATTGATGGCGAAACGCGCGAGCAGGTCGCAGAAGCCCACATTCTCGTCGATCCCGACGACCTCGGCTGGCTGATGTTTTCGCTCGGCATGTACTACAACGAGGCGCAGATCAACACGGAGCTGACCGGGCCGGGCTACAACACAGACGCGCGCCTCAAGAAGAACGGATATCCGAACCTGTATTTCTGGAAGAATCGCGAGCGCGTCGCCCCGAAAATTACGAATCTGACCGGCTGGAAAACGTCGAACGAGTCCAAGCGATACCTCATCGGAGTCAGCCGGTCGCTGCTCAACCACGACGGCGTAATAATCCGCTCACAAGTGCTGCTGGACGAGCTTCGGGATTTCGTCGTTGCGCCGGGCTTCATTCAGGACCAGTATTACGCTGAGACTGGCGACGACGACGCCGTAATGGCGTGGAATTTCGCGCTGGTGGCGGCGGACGATGAAGACTTTGGGGATAATCTTCCGCAGGCGAAACAGCAGCGGGCCGATCCGACGGAGCAGCGACGGTTGCGAGAGCTGGAAGTCGCGAGAGCCATTGCGCAGGGAGACTGGGCGGTTGATAATTTCGAGCCAGGGAGCGGCGAGCACGACGGCTTGAGCGCGGCGGTGGGCTCGCTGAAAGGATGGGATTGACGGAAAAATGTCAAACAAATTCAAGTTCGACCCCGACATCGTAGCGGCCAACAGGCAGAAGACCGCTGCGTCGCCGCCGACCGAGGCGGAAGTCGCCGCCGCCGAGGCTGCGCCCGCAAAGGACTCCGATCTCGACGCAGCCGCCAAAAAGCTGCTGGAGCATATCTACGCGGCCGAACCCGCGTGGCGCGAGCGCGACGAAGCTTGCGCGGCGGAACACGGCATGGGGCCGGGCCAACGCGTTCTCAAGTACATCGCGATCATTCTCGATAACGGCCTTCAACTTCAGCTCATCAATGGATACGACGTGGGGCAGCCGGGCGAGAAAACGGCCGCCGATCCGCTCGCGGTCATGCACGGGCGATGTCCGGTTCCGCACGCCGACGGGCGCCCGCAGATTTTCCGGCGCGCGTACCCCGGTCAAGTGTGTTGCTCGAACGATTGCGCGAGCAAACATTTCCCGCCGACCGCTCCGAAGCAGGCGACGGAGTATCCCGAGGGATTCTTCAAGACCGCCGAGGAATGGTTCGAGGAATTGAATGGGCAGGAGCCGCCGCAGGCGCCGCAGCCGACGACCGGCGGACGCGACGCGGGGACGCCGACCGCAACAATCATACGTTGATGAGTACGACGGGGCCTATCGCACCTTGTTGTCGCTGACACAATAAAAAAATGGCCGCCCAGCGCGAAGTCACCCGCAGCTCTTACGTTCCGCAGGACTATGCCGCCCTCCTGAAGTTCTGCGAGAATCTGCACGCCGCCGCGATCTCCTACAAGGACCGTTGGACGCAGGGCTGGTCGCGCAACGCCGAAATCTACCGCGGTAACAACTGGGACACGAAGAAAGAAGGCAATCCGTTCTTCAAAACGAATCTGGCGCGCGCGAAACTCGACCGCAAAGCCGCGATGATGACGGCGGCCAAGCCCGAGATGAACGTGCTGCCGCTGCGCAACGGCCTCGCGCAGACCGCCGAACTTCTCCAGCGCACGATTCATGCGGGCTGGGACGCTTGGAACGTCCAGATGAAGCTTGAGCAGCTTTCGGCGTTCGTGCGTCCGTTCGGCTGCGCGTTTTTCAAAATCGTCTGGGACCGCTCCGCGCTTCACGGATTGGGCGACATTGCCATTGGCGAGATAGACCCGCGCGCGATCGCGCTCGACCCCTACACGCTGCGCGCCTACGGTATCGACAAAAGCCTCGTAATTATTCACGAGTCGGTCGTGCCGTTCAGCTGGGTCGCGGAGAATTTTCCGCGCACCTATCGCGACGTCCAGGATTTCAGCGCGCCGCCGCCGTCACTGCCGGAGCAGGAAGCCTCGCAGGGACGCCGCTGGTCGTCGCGGACCATCCGCAGCCCGCTCAACTACTATCTTGCCGGCATGCGCGGCGGCAGCGGCGAGCCGGGCGCGGTCAGCCCCATTCCCTACGTTCGGTTTCGCGAGTTCTGGTTTGCGGACCCGGCACACCAGGATGGCGAACCGCTTTATCCCGATGGTCGGGTGCTCTACATCGTCGGCAGCGGCAACAAAGCGACGATAATGAATCCGGCGCCCGAAGAGTCGCGGAACCCCTATTTTGACGGGCTGTGGGCCTTCGAGATGTACGACAATCGTCCCGACATCGACTCGCCTTGGGGCTCGTCGGAGGTCGAGGACGTGCGGCGCCTCGAAGAAGCCCTAAACCGCGCCGGCCACATGATGATGCGCTATCTCGTCAAGAACATTCCGTTCGTCGTGGCCGACACGGGCGCGCTTCCGCCGCAAGTGCTCGAACGTCTCAAGGATTTCGGCGACGCCATCATCAGCAAGATGCGCGGCCTCGAAGTCTCGCGCATTCCCGCCGAAAATCCGGTGCAGGTCGGTATCGCGTTTATCAATCTCGTGCAGCAACTGATGGATTCCGCCATCGGGATCGGCGATTCGCCGATTCGCGGGCAGGGGCGGGCGGAAGTGCGTTCGCTGTCGCTGCTGTTCGGGCTTGAGCAGAGCTCCCATCCGCTCGTGAACGCGCAAGCGCGCCGCTTGGAATCGTTCCTCGAGCGCGTCTTCACGAAAGTCATCTCGCGCATTTTTCAGTTCTATCGTGCAGACCGTTTTATTCCGTACATCGGCAACGACGGACGCGCCACAAGCTTTCACTTCGAGGCCGAAAAGTTACGCGGAGAAATCCGTAAGGCGGCGATCGAATCGGTTGCGGCGCGACTCAAGGACGACCGCGAAGCAAACATGCGGACGATTCGCGTGGCTATCGAGCAGGCATTGCGCGGGGCGTGGCGCGAGTTCAAATTCAAGATTGCGCCGTTGTCGTCGCTCTCGGCGGCTCGCGAAGCGCGCGGTCGCACACTCGCGCAGCTCGCGGAACTGGGATGGATTCCTTCTCGACTGGTGCTCGAAGAGGCCGGATTCTCGAACTGGCAGGATCTCGCTAAAGAAGCAGCCGAAGAAGCGATGATGCGTCAGCAACTTGGATTGCTGCCGCCGCCGGGCGCCCAGAAGTCGAAAAAGAAATAATTACCGCTCGAACATCCTGTCGATGTCGCTCGGTCTGACTCTCCACGACCGTCCGATTTTCGCGCCCTTCAGCTTTCCGCACTTCAGCAGTCGGCAGACAGTATCCTCGTTAAGGCCGATGATTGCGCCGACCTCTTTTGCCGACAGATACCGTTCCTGTCGTTGACTTCCCCGCATGAGCAAGTAATTACGTTGTTTTACCGAAGATTGTCAAGTCCGCTATTGCGGCGATAGTGATTTTTCCCGCAAAGCTTGAGGCATGGCAGCGATGCCTCCGGCCAGCGGGATTCCTCCAATGGGAGCGGGCGCCCCCCCGTCGCCCGCTCCTCCCCCTTCTGCGGCGCTCGCGATGATGCGTCCCCCGCAGAAGCCTGGCGGCGGCATGGGGCAGTCCATCATGCTGTTTCTGGCTGGCCTCGGCTTCCACAATTTCGCGAAGGCGGTAAAAGACCTGCGGCCCGAAAAGAGCGGCGACAAGAAGCCGCCCTCTCAGGCGCAGGGACTTCTTTCGATGCTTGGTGCTTCTCGCGGAGCACCGGGCCTTCCGGTTGGCGGCGCTGGCGGAACGCCCGCGCTGCTTGGCGATGCAAACCCTGGATTTCTCGCGCTGCTCGCAAAGCTGTATTCGGCGACCGGGCGGGGCGAAGGAGCTCTCTAATGGCAATGAGACGAGGCGGCGGCAACAAGCGCCGGATCACGGGTCGCGCTGGCACCTTCGCGGTCAAGGGCGTGATGGCGCGCAAGTATCCCGACGGGATGCGGCCCAACGAGGGCGAGCGCACGAAGATCCGCCGAACGCACCGCAAGTTCAAGGCTCAGTAGGAGGAGGCGACGATGGCCGAGGGCGGCGATTTCGTAATGCCGGACGATCTCAAGGGCAAGTCGCCCGAGGAGATTGCCAAGCAGTACCTCAACACCAAGACCGAGTTCGAGAAGTTCCGCAGCGAGTACGAGCCTCGCGCCAAGATGCTCGACGCCTATTCCAAGTACGGCAAGCCCGAGGAGATCGAGGAGCTGGTGAAGTGGGGTAAGACCTACGCGCCGCTCATCGAGAAGGTCGCCAAGGGCGAACTCAAAGTTCTCAACGACGCCGACTGGAAAGCCTACGAGGGGTTCGCCAAAAACGGGCGCGACAAGGTGGCGACGCAGTCGGCGGCCGACGACCCCGACGAGGCGATCTTCGCGCCGGTACGCGACAAGCTGCGCGACGAACTCACCGGCCTGACCAAGAAGCAGATCGAAGACGTCGCGAAGGGCTACGAGGCGCGCTTCAACCAGTCGGTGAAGGCGCTTCACGACCAGATGAACCTTTTTGCGCACGTTCTCGATCTCAAGTCGAAGTATCCAAACGTCGATTTCGACAAGGTGATCGCGGAGGGCGCAGACCTCGCGAAGCTGCCCGCCGATCAGCTTCTCGACAGGCTGGTTCAGTCGAGAATCAAAGAGGCGACCCTTGCCGAGGAAGTCGAGCGCCAGGTCGCCGCGAAGCTGGCCGAAAAGACCCAGCAGAACGACGAGAGCCGCGTGAAAGCCCTCCTCGACGGTCGCAGTGCCGGGACGCTGCCGCTGACGGCCCAGAAACCGGCCGACAGCGTGGCGAGCCTGGTCAAAGCGCTCGGTGCGAAATTTCCGGGGATTTGGGAGTCAATCCCCGTAATTTGACGGATATCTGTCAAATGAATCCACACAAAGCGAGCTGAACGATGGCGCTACCGTCCTACAACTTTCCAATATCGGACGTCTTCGCGACGACCTTCGATGCGGTTCTGCCCGAGGTCGTGGACTCGATCTACGGTCGTATTCCGTTGATCGGGTTGCTGTACTCGCGGTTCCGCGACGAGGACTACGGCGCGGCCGGCGAGCCGACGGTCGTGTTCGACGGCGGCGAGTACATCCGCGCGAACATCCTCTACAACAAGTTCCCGGCGGCCTCCTACGGCAAGGGTGACACCTTCTACACCGGATTCACCAACTTCCTGACCGCGATGGTGTTCCAGTGGAAGCGGGCCTACGCGCCGATCAACGTGGACGCGCTGGACCTCGCGAAAAACGCCGGTTCGCTCACGCAGATCATCAAGTATGATCGCGCGCTCGCGCAGAACGCCGCGATGTCGTTGGCCGACCAGCTCGACAGCATGTTCTTCGGCGACGGCACCGGAAACAACGGCAAGAACTTCGACGGGCTCGGCAACGGCGTGTCGGCGTCGGGCACCTACGGCGGCATCACGCGGTCCAGCACGGCGGGCGACCCCGGCAGCACCATCAAGGCCTACGTCAATTCGACGGGCGGTCCGTTTTCCTTCTCGATGGTCAACCAGGCGATGGCGAACGTGACGTTCGGCAAGATCAAGCCGGACCTCATCATCACGACGCTGGATATCTGGCAGAAGTGGTGGGCGCGCTCCCAGCCTTCTGAGCGCAACCAGCCCGGTCCGGTGCGTGACATCGGCTTCGACACTATCCGGTTCAACGGCGCCGAGGTCGTGGTCGATGACTACTGTCCGGCCAACACCATCTATCTGCTCAACACCGACTTCATCCAGCTCTGGATCATGAAGGGCTACGATTTCGTTCGTCGTGGCCGGACGCTCGGCAAAGACGGATTCGCGGTCTTCAACCAGGACGCCTACATCGACCAGTTCATCGTGTACGGCGACCTCATCGTAACCGGTCCGCGATTCCAGGCTGTCATCCAGAACGTTTCGTAACGCGAGGCATCCGCAATGGCAATCACGGCAACCTTGCTCAAGAACTCGGTCCCGGTGGTGGGGTATCTCTACAACATCACCGGACTGGCGAACGGCTCGAACGCAATCAGCGTCAGCGATTTTCCGCCGGATGGCGGATGGACCCCGTCGCACATCTGGTGCTTCCCGTACGACAACGCCTCGGGCGCCATTGCGTATGCGGACAACGCCTCGATCAACCAGAGCAACGGAGTGGTGAACTTCAACCTCTGGGTTTCGACCGCGCCGACCAGCGTGGACGTGCTGATTTTCTAAGGGGGTCGTTGTGGGCGCGATCACGGTCGCAGTCTCGAATACCACCGAGCCGGTTGATTACTTCGGCTCGCGCAAGGTCGTGTTCGGCACGATCACGATGTCGAGCAACTATCAGGCGGGCGGCGACACTTTCACGCTCAGCCAATTTGGCCTCGAAGAACTGAGCTACCTCGACATCGGGCCGACCGCAGTCAACGGAACGCCGAACTCGTACGTTCTGTCGGTCGCGTATCCGAATGCTACCGGCGGTGCGGCGAACGGCGCGATTCTCGCGTTCGGCAGCTCCAATACGAGCGGGGCGGCATTCCCGCAGGTCGCTAACAACACG